CGTGCACCTTCTTCATGATTTTGATCCGATGATGTGCGCTTAAGATGCGACACAAGAAATAAAGCAATGCCTGTGCGTTCAACTAATGAACGTAGGCGGGTCATTGTAGTATCTATCATACGTCTTTCGTCTCCATCCAATCCACTGAGGAGGATAGACAGGTGATCGAGAAAGATAACCTTGGTATCCAAACCTGCAGCAAGATATTCAATACGATTGTAGATAATATCAGGATCAAAAGATCCAAACCCATCAAAAAGAAATAAATCCCAATTGGCAAGCGTCTTATCATAGGCTTCAGTCAACGTAGAACGATCATGTTCACCCATGTGTAATGCTTTACCAACAATAGGAGACATAAGTCCTAGAGCAGTACGGCGGTTTGACTCTTCAAGCGCCAAGTAACCGACCCGTTCTCCCTTCGATAATAAGTGAGCAGCCAAGTCTCTACAGACGGACGATTTTCCCTGTCCAGATCCACTAGTAATTGTGACAAGTTCTCCGTACCGGATCCCGTGAAGCTTTGATTGTAATCCTTGAAATGGATAGTCATGATCTGCAGCGGGTGAAGGTGTGGTTACAAGTTCTAGTAGTGTTTTGCCATCAACAATACCATCAGGGCGGAACGGCTTGGCGTCCCAGATAGCTCGACATACAGCGTCAGAGTCGTTACCTTGAAGTGCATCCGATGCGTCCTTGTAAGCGCCTTGAAGGTGGGCAATCTTGACCTTACCAGGCGGTAGTACACTAGCACACTCTTCAGCTGCCTGGCGACCTGGTGGGTCATTGTCATAGAAGATTACGATCTCATCGTAACCCTGCAACAATGGTAGTTGCTTTTGTACAGCTTTCTTTGCACCAGCAGCACCAGATGGTACAGAAACCATCGGCCATCCTGGCATACACTCAGACCCACTAGCTGCATCCATCTCGCCTTCAAAAATGACGATACGTTTACCAGTTGTAGGATAGAGATGTTGTCCAAAAAATGTACCTGGTACCTCACCCTCATACGAGAATGACTTACCTTTTGTTTTTACTTTGGCACCTTTGACAATGCCTGATTCGTCATGATAGTAAAAGCGTAGCTTATCACCATCCCGGTAGATTTTGTACTTCTCACATACTTTCTGTGAGATGTTACGTTTCTGCAGCCTTTGGGCTGAGCCTGTCATTTGCACACTGCGTTCTTGCAATTTGTGAATGTGTGAAGAAGGTTCACCATCACCGTACGTATAGTAATGGCAAACAAAACAATATGTGTGACCGTCATCATAGACACTTTTACCATCTGATGATCCACACTCTTCGCATGGCGCATGAAATAAAAATTCAGAGGAGCCATTCGATGGGGATGGTTTGGAATGATGTCCAAAGAATGTCATGCTTATCGCACCACTTAGCGTATGTAGTTTTAGATTTTTTACTGATCTTATTGAACGGTGCCTGGAAGACCATACGCAAGTCAAGATGAGGATTCAACTCCTTCACTGCTCTAATCTTGCGACGATCTGCAGGTTCCCAGTATCCTTTACATTCCAGCACGACACCATTTGGTAACACGAAGTCAGGTGTATAAATATGCTGGATGATATATCGTACTTTAGTTGTTTCGTATTCGTATTTAACTCCAAGATCGACAAGTAGATCAGCTACTTTTTCTTCGAGCTTGGATCTAAATGCCATCAGAAGTCATCAGATATGTTCTCCGGGATGACAGTAACAACAGGATCAGCAGACTTGTAGCCTTCAGTCTTACCAAACAGGGCAGCCACATCTTCAGCAGCCATATCGCCAGTGTCTACACCAGCTCCTGAATTGAGAGACACCAGTTGTACACCAACCAGTTTAAGGCTTGTCCCGTAAGTAACCCCATCCTTGAGGATGTATGGTTTCTGATAGAACGCCAGCTTAACTTGGCTACCAGAATACATGGGAGTATTCTCGTCTGTGACAGGTGAACCTTCAGTGTCAACGACCGGTGGTTTGTTGTCTTCATTCCAGCTGAACTTAACTTTGAATTGACCTTCAGTAACTTCTTCCCATGGCTCAGGCTTCAGGGTAGAACGCTTAGGGTTCTTTAGTTTAGATTGTGCCCATTCAAGAGAATTAATACGATCATCTTCTAGGGCTTCAATCATGCTGCCATCAATGATAGCAGACAGGGAATAGCCGAACTTACTCGGCTTCATCACAGCTTGATAACCTTCAAGGATAACAGGCTGTTCGGTCTTGTGGATAGTGCGTGCCATTAACAGAAAAAATAGGTGGATTCAATCACGGATTCCGGTTCAAGGTCTCCGATGATCGGTGGTTCAGTCTCCGCTTCTATTTGGTGAGCGAAGTCTCGCAAGTAATCATGTTCTGCAAAGAGGTGCATATATGTCTCTCGTACAATTGCACTGAGAGAAGACATGTCGGTAGCACGACACAATACAGAATCATGAATGAGAGCGATCGGTGCGTCGAAACGAAGCGCACTGAAGTGGAGAAGAGATGCATCAAGTGAATGTATTAGATTCGGTGCTGTTGCGTTCTTGTGATGTTGCTTGTCAACCTTGTCAGAGTCATCGACTGCGACAGTTAACTTACAACGACCCATCAATTGCAGTTCAACTTGTATTGTCTGTTTCTTCATGAGCTTCTGTGTAACAACAAAGCCAGATGGTGTAACCCATGTTAGCTCTGTTTTACCACGATCGATTGCCTTAGCAACCTCAGACTCAATCCAAGACATGACAGCCATAGGACCAGGTACAACCTCATCCATAGCATTTCTAACAGCGACCACAGTCTTTGTCAAGTCATCTTTATCAATCTCAACACCCTTCTCCTTTAGTGCGTCCTTGATGTACCCACGGTTTGAGAAGGGCTTTGCATTGTAAGGTACGGTCATCACTACCCTTTTGACAGTTTTTCTATCCATATATAAGCGGATAGAGTTAGGACAGTAAGGAGTAGCAGTAGTAGCAACGACAGCATAAGCATCCTGCGGTTTATCAGATGGTAGAACGTTAACTAACTTAGCTGTGTTCTTATCTCTGGCGAGACCTGCTAGAATCTGTAATCCTGAACAGGTGGCGTCTACCGCCGTAGGAAGACATGTAAAGTTACGATCACATTTTAACACGCAATGATAATACTCATCACATGCTGCAAGAAATTGAAATGGTTCATCAGCAGCTTCCCATTCGTGAATGTGGCGTATAGGATCAGAAGCGACACAAGAGATTAGATGTGTGTTGTTCTTTACCCAATCCAAACGTTCAGCCATAGGAGCCTTATCAAGACCATATGTTGTAGCAACTTGAAATGCTAACCAGTCCTCTGCTTCAGGAGTCATATAAGACTTATCAGCAAACATCAACAAACTTTTTCCAAAGTCTGTATCTTGGGGTGTGAGGAATGCAGGGATTGGGTAGGCTCTACCTCTGTAATCAAAAGACCACGGAATGTAGAACTTATCACGATCCTTGAACCTAGCAACTGCTTCCATCGTCATGCGAGTTCGACATGACTTCCTGAACTCTTGTGCTTGTAAGTTATGAACCTCAGCACAAGTTCTCCTGTATGACTTGCGAGACTCTTCGTTCTCCTCAATATCAACAGGTTTAGGTGGTAGTTCATGATGAATAATAGGGAGAAACTTACCAACAGCTCGTTCCAATCTATCTAGCTCTTCCGCTACCCCTACAATAAAGGGGTTTAATCGGTAAGCAACCTTCTGAATTTTGTTGAGAAAGTCCAGTGGTTTATCTCCCTGTATACATGTGGGATCTCCCCGCCTAACCATGTCATGCCCACGCATAACCTCATTAAGTATGTAACCACCGTTGCGGTCATGCTCCCAATCGTTTGGTTCAATAACCATCGGCCATGCAAGTGGACTAAATAGTTCAGCATCTCTCATCACTGCGTCCTTGATCTCTAAGAACTCTGGAGTTGGGATGACATACTGGACACGTTTACGTCCTTGTTGTTGTATGTCCTTTGTAAACCAGCCACTACTTTGCATGATGCAATCAAGTAACCAACCGCCAAGTTTGATACGATTAGATCTACCCCATGCATCCCACTGTTTGACATCATAGCGATTCATCAGTGTACGAATAACTACAACTTTTTGTTGTGTACCGATGCTGCGATGCCAGTAGTTATCTTTCAGTACTTTAAGTAAACCTGGTGCATGTTTCTCGTAGTGCCTCATCTGACACTCTTGTTCAACAGCAAGACCAATAGAATCGCATACGTTGATAGCTTGGTTGCTTCTTTCTTTGTATGAGAATACTTTGTCAAAGGTTAGTTTAACAGCAATAGCTGCTGCAGCAAGTGGTTCTACATCAGTAAGGTACTTTTGTATTTCTTTGAATGCTACACCTGTCTTACCACGTTTGATGGCATACTCTACAGTTGATTCAATACGTGCCACCACAAGAGGCAGCAAGGTATCAATAGAAGCAGCTCCATACACAGTAGCAGACGCATACTCTTTGCCTTCTAAGTCACGTGTGTTTTTGTGTAGTTTCTTTAACCCTTGAGCAATAGCATCACGCTCAAGTTGTATCTGTTCGTTAATCTGTGCGGGTGTTGGCAATAGGCTCCTCTGCGTCCTTGCATTGTGTGAATGTGGAGAGATCGTAGCAGTCAGCTAACTCAGGATATGCCTCCCTAAGTTGCTCGAACTGTTCAAGATTAATTAGACTCATTAGATTTTATGGGGTGCAATATGACGTAACTCATCATCAGTACAGACAGTAAACTCTGCATCTTCAGCGATGAGTTTTTGAATACGATTCTCAGCAGCGTATGCTTTTTGGTACACGTATTCTTTGATCTTACCTTTGGTATTTGTTGCGCGGATAATGCAACACACTGAACTAGGAATCTCCCAGCCGCGTAGCTTCCAATCTTCAAACTCTTCCCACGTAGGTGTGACAAGATGTTCTGAGGGCATGTCCATCCATGCCTCCCAGTTGTTCGGAAAATACTTACCACTCATCGCATAATCTCACATCTTTAAGGAACTTTGTGCCACCGGACAATTCAGCAGCAGTCCACGCAGCGTGCTCTGAATCGGGTGCTAATAAATAGCAAACCTGACCATTTGTTTGTGTATATTTCCACTCTTTAAGAGAGGAGCTCTGTAACCGCATTTGGAGTTTTCCTGCGCTTTGCGCGTCGTGGTTTTGGTAGGTACGTGTCACGTTTAGCTAGTTCTGTATACTTAGCGTGCCATTGATGTTCTTCATTAAAGTAATGCAACCAACAATAGATTGCATTGCGGATGTAGAAGTTATCATCATTTGGTTTAACGTTTTCCATAGTATTTTGTGGTGATACGGTTTGCACGTTGCCAGATGATAGCAGTGCTAAACAATCCTACCATACCGACAACGGCGAGGATGATAGTGTTTTCGTTCCAAAGCATCAGTTGTTCTCCTTGTTTGCGTAGTGTTTGCGGATGTTGTTGAGGCGTATGAGAGAGTCCTCTTCGGATGTTACCTCCATGCACTCAATAGTCATGGTTTCTTCTACGTCAAAGTTATCATGAAGGGTACTAATTTCAAGGCGATTTAGTACAGCCCGCAGGTTTGAGTAGACAGAAACCATTTCATTGCAGTCAAATGCAGTACGATAGCGGAGAACATAAACAGTTGCCATTGGTAGCTGCGTCCTTGTGATGTGTGAATGTGATGAATGTGAGCGACAGAAAGAGGCGACAATAATGCCGCCTATCTGTTAGTTGGTGTGACACATATGCCACTGTTTGTTACTTACCAGTGACGATTGAAGATGTAAACCTCACCGTCAAACGAAACTTCAAAGAAATCATGTCGCAAACTCTGGTACCAAATCATCTCATAATCAATAGCAGTTTTCAGCCATGTTGGGAGGTTATTGATACAATCAGAATAACATTCGTTTACAAAATCCTCAACAAACGTTTGCACATCTGGATAACATCCGAAGTAAGCATCCTCGAAGTCTTGTACACTTTCGATACCATAACCTTCTAGCTCATGACGGAATAAATCCGTGCGAGTTACGCTGTCAATACCAAGATGATTTGCAAGGAATTGTTGAAACTCAGTGAGTGTTTCAGTCATGATGAAAGTGTTGTAAATGTGTTGTTTGATGAGTGACAATAACTAGGCAGCGATTGGGAAGACGGCAACACCGTCAGCTTTGCAGTGTTGGTTTACCCACTTACCAAAAGACTTGACATTGTGAAACAAGATGTCAAACATGGCATCTTCGTCGATGTTGCTGTAGAGATACTGGTTACCATTTTTGTAGGTAACTAGTGCTTGATTTTGCAGAGGTGATACTTCAAGTTGCTCGATAGATGTGGACTTGATAGCGTTACGTGCAGCAGGAACAAAGAACATTGTGTATGTGAAATAAGGTGGATAACGTAGGTATGAAACCTACATCTAACCACCGAAGTGGCTAGAGGTAAGTATCAACTATGATTAGTAATGAACTCGTCGAGAGTATATCCGTCATCGGTGTCAGTGTCAGCAACTAGCTGATCATAAGACAACGAGTCTAGATAGTCACGATACTCTGAAGATGACATGTCATTGTCAGGATCGTAATCGTCATGACAAAGATAGTCATACTCATGAGACAATGCGTCGATGAGTTGTGCACGTGTGTATGTGATACTAGACATAATCAAGCAGAAACCAGTGAACGCTCAAGTGCACAACAAGAAAGCTTACGTAACTCAGGGTTAATCTTACCTTCTAGTTTATACTCAACACGTTGTGAACGATTGAGGTTCTCGTTTACCCAGAAACCTAGAGACATGTTAGGATTAAGGATAAGGTTGACGATTGCACGACGGCTAACATTCTTAAACTTGTAAGCATGTCCAGTCATGAACAGAATCTCGACAACACCTGTCATAGGATTGGCAAACATGACATCAACAGCGTCAGAAGAACGGAGAGCGATGAGTTGATTGGAAAGCATAGTGGATTTGATTGAGTACTTAGTTAGTGTAACAGAGAATGGAAGGAAAGTCAAGCGGTAGTAGACAGTTCCTCACGTGTCATGTGGTATTTGTAATAACCGTTGTTCATGCGTGCACGTTGTAGCGCACGCTCTGCATCATACTGTGCAGTGTGAAAGTCAAAGTCTTTTGATACACCGTTTGCGGTGCGTGTCAAGACGAAGCGGAATGTTTGTTTGTTCATGCTTATAGTATGGCAGAGAACGAGGCAAAAGTCAAGGGTTAGTGGACACTTCTGGGATTGGCTCACACCAGTGAGATTCATCGTTAACTATCGCTTCCCATTCTTCCCACTGTTGTTCCTCAATCCATGCAATCATTGAATCAGAAATCATTCGCTATCCTCATCGGTGATTGCTTCGATGTAAGTTAATACCATCTTAATTGGCATGGCATTGTTATAACAATCATTCAATGAATCATACCAGAAGTCAACATGATTTTGGGTTGTTGTTGTTGAATCATAACTCATGGAATACCTCCACAATGTTGGTGACAATAATACCATTTAGTTTTGCTGGTTTGTTACGCTTAGCACGCTTCTGTGTGTTACACCATAGCAGTGTCTTGATTGGTTTACTGCCGAGTGTGAA